CGTCCCGTTTGTCACGGTGCTGTCAAGAACAATATGCCCTGAGTTCAGGTCAATCGACACGTCATCGGCTCCAGTCTTGTTCGTTATTTTTATACCGCCGCTGTACCCCCTGACCGACATGCTCCGTCCGCTCCCGCCCATGTTGATGATGGGGACGCTCGTTCCTGCTACGCCGGAGTTGCACCCAAGAAAGTGCGTGTCCGACGTGCCCGCGAGGGTGATATCACCCATCAGCGTGCTGAACCGGACGCTCCCCTCGACGTAGTTCAGGTCGGCGATGACGCAATGCTCGACAAGGCTGTCGCCGTCAAGGGTTCCGGTGAGTGTGCATCGCTCGAACGTGCTGGCGACGGTGGAGGCTCCGGTGTTGACGGTGACGGTGCTTTTAACCGAGCTCTCCCCCTGCACAATGTAGTTGTCCACCACGTCCCCGGTGTCGAGCGTGATGTCGCCGATAATATACAGCTTGGTGAGTCCGCGAGCGGCGGCGATGGTCACAGCATCCTGGACGTTATCAACCGGGGTTTCCCTCGTGCCTGTCGGGTACGCCGTCCCCGCCGTTCCATCAACCACGTCTATCCACACGCCGTTCTGGAACGACGAGAACTGAATCACCGTCAAGTCCTGCAGCGTTGCGGAGGATGAGGAGGTCTTGAGCACCTGCGTCCCGAAGGTCGATCTTATAGGCGAGATTGGCGTCCCGCCAGCGTCAACCGCCACGGTGTTCCCCGCCAGCACCTCGCACTGCGTTTCGTTCCATATCTTGTAACTGTCGGACATACCCCATTCGTTATCCACCCCGTCATCGAGGGGGTAACAGGTCAGTTGCGTCTGCGAATCCACCGAGATCACGCTGGTGACGGATTTATCGGTGAAGTTCACCACGGTCGCTCCGGCCTCCACTCCGTCCGTCTGGAACGTTGCGGAACCGTCAATCAGCGTCACACCATTCGAATCCGCCGTGGTGATCGTCCCCTCCGACTTGGATGCCGTTCTCGGAGCGAACGCCAGCACGGCGTCCTGCAACTCGCACGTCCACCCCACGCTCACACTACCGCCCAAATCCTCACCGCCAGACGTGTTCCTCAAATGAGGCCACAGCATACCCTCATCATCGTCTTCAAGGTCAAGCAGGGTATCCTGCAAATCCTCGACAGTGATGCTGGTGTCGGTGTTCGGGATGGTAATCACCCTCGGCGACAACCGCCAGTTCACCGTCGTGCCGCTTACAACCGCCATTATTCCTTATCCCTGATGATTCCGTTGAGCCGGGCGACTTCCTGATGGTAGCCCTGCCTCTGCTCGTTCATTATGGTGACTTCGCTCTGAAGCATTATCATGTTCTGATCCATCGCCGCCTTAATCTTCTCGATCTGCTTCTCTTTCAGTTCGCACAACCGCGTCAGTTCGTTCCTCTCGTTCTGGATCAGGTACGCCGCGTTATTCATCGTAGACGCAAGATTCTCAAGGTACCTGATCTTTTCGGCGTCGTTAAAGTCCTTGTACAACCGGCCCCACGCGATTTTTGGAGGTCTCTTCTCTACCAGGTTATCGTCGAGCTTATGGAACCCGACAGCAACAAGGTCGTCCTGCTGGTTGTCCTTATCGATCAAATCCTTCGCATCACTCATCAAGGACAAGCCTCACATTAATGGTTAATCCAACCGAGGAATCGATGGTTCCCGATAACAGGAACGATTTGAACCTCGGGGTGGACGATGATTTACGCACCACACCCGTAACCGGTGTATTATTCGTAAACGTTCGTGGTTTTGATATGTTCCCGCTACTGTCGGTCGTCCCGCTTAAGATAGCCCCGGTCGATATAATCGTGCCCGTAGCGGGAGTGGCTGGCGCTCCGCTCACCGTGTAATCGTAAGCGTTCGTCGTAACGTTCGATATCTGGTGCGGGCCGTTATACTCAGGCTGGTCGGCTCCACGGATTACAACGTAATCGTTCTCCAGCATCCCATGCCCCGTATGCGCTACCGACGCCGTGGAGCCCGACCGTGTGATGGTGACCGACTCCTCGAACGGGAAGTCACCCGTACCATCCGACGCTTCGAGCAGAGCCCGTGCGCCCAGAAGATTGTCACCGTTGTTGTCCTTGACGTTCACCAGCGTGGTCACGGAATCGATCGACAACGTTACGTTTATACCAGCCGCGTCGTCCACCGAGAAATTCGACAAACTCGCCGCCGCACCGTCCACCTTGCAGTTGTTCAGGCTCAGGGTCAGCGCCCCGCCGGTTGCGAGGAACCGTACCGTAGAATCGTTCGCATTGTCGGTCGATCCGAACCCGTTGAACTTGCAGTCGCGCAGGACAATATCGTTCGTCACGCTCGTCCCGAAATCGATCGCATGGTGGGAGTTTGTCCCCATCGAGAACGTCATGCCATCCGTCAGCGTGTCGGGATCGCCTGTTTCGTCGTACAACAACGCTCCGGTATCGGCGGCGACACTCGATTGAAGCACGCTCGATCCGCTCATATCCGATCCCCCGTGCGTGATCTGCCCGCATCCGAGAAACGTGCACGTGTCAATCGTCGAGTTGGTGTCGAACAGAAACGTGCCCATATCGATGAAGTTGCATGTCGTCAGGGTTACCGTCGCGTTGTCGTTCGTAACCCACCGGCCAGGACTGGTCGATCCCAACGCTTTCACCACGACGTTCGTCAGCGTAAGGATGGTCGATGCGTGGTTCACTTCCCATGTATGAAAATTCGACGTCACATGATCGTGGTCACGCAGGAATATCGTCTGGTTGCTGTCGGTGAACTCGGCGGCGTTGGTAGACGTGCCGAACTGAATCAACCCGGAATTCTCATACGCTCCGTTCGGTTCCCTCTGAGCGAACAACCCCCACCGGTTGGTTGGCGTCTCAAGGTTCGTGATGATCCCCGCAAAATCCGCTTCGGGATCGGCTCCGGTGCCGTACTCGATCACAACGTCGCACCTGCCAAAAGCGATACCGTCAATGGCGTTTGGAGCGCCTTTTGTCGGCCCACCGGACGGCAGGCTGTACAACGCCCCGAAATACGATTCCACCGTCGTTGACGGCGACCCCGTAGAGGTATCGCCCGCCGTCGCTTCGTTCACCGCCGCAAGCACCCAGCCGCCAAACTCAATGGTATCCGATCCGCCAACGTAGTACTGCTCATAATCGCCAGTGCCCGATCCGATTAAAAACTGTAACCCGCCCCCGGCTTTGTTCGCGAGCGAGTTGGGGGTCAGATGCGTCAACCATGCGATGTACGCCCCGTCCGTTCCCGAACCGCCTGCGTCAGACCCGTAGCTGTAAATCATTCCCTTCGTCGCTGATGCGAACGCGTTCTTGCTGATACAGTTGTTGCCCTGTATGTAGAAGTCGCTTTCCTGGTTGAGACCGGACGCACCGCTACCAAGGGCTGTCCATCCGGACGTCGAACCATCCCCCCATATACGGGACAGGTTGGTTGTATAAGTTGCAACCGTCATTACACATCCGGTGTTCTCGTGGCCGCAACTGTTTGCGGCGTTGACAGAAACTGTGCGGAAGTCGCCTCGAACGTCTTGATCGGCGTGCCGCCTCCGTCACGCACCCGCACGAACAGGTCACGGTCGTTGCCAGCAGTATGCACCCCGGTAAATGTGGCGGTAGTCGCTGAAGCAAGAACGTCAATGAACGCGAGGAACACGTCGTTATTGATCGCCGCCGCATTGCCCCCGCTGTAATCGGACGACAATATCGTGAACGTATCGGTGCTGTCATGCGACTCGTAGTCCTGGTTCCTGTAAATACCGGAATCGAGTTCTATCCGTAACGCCGACACTTCCGCCGCTTTGCCGGTGTTAGGCCAGTTAATCTTCCCGGCGGGCCACGGCACGGTATCCGTTCCTGTCTTGACCACCACGGACGTTTCCGTGCCGGTCGTTAAAGCCGTCGCCAGGAGCCATTGGCCCCGGTCAAGCGACGTGCCCGTACGCGGGCCGACCAGCACCCTGTCCTCGCCCGAGACAAGACCCGATACCGTGAACACCACGTTATTCGGAGGTTGTCTTGACGAGTCGTCCAGTGATGTGAACAAATCACTTGACCCCACATCATCCTTATTGAACCCGATACCATAGGTTCCGATAATGTTGCTACCCGTCGAGGTGCCGAGAAACTCGGGGATGACAGTCTTGGTGTTGATCGTAGACGTAATGCTCGCATAATTGGATAACGGCGTTGTCTGCGACCGGATAACATTTGTGTTAACCGGGTTCGAACCGGAAATAACCTGCAAATACAACTCGCCCGTGCCGGTGTTGTCGTCCTTGGCGAGGACGATCCCCTCACCGCCGGTCAAATCCTCGTCGTCGATCGTTCCGCCACCGGTATTCACCTTACAGGTAGCCCCACTCGTCAAGCCCACGATGTCGTCGCCGTCAGCGATAACACCGGCCGCTGGAGAGTCCAACGAAAGAATTAACTCATCAACGCCGTCGTCATACAGAACCATGCCGCCGGTCTGCAATACAGTGGCGCGTTTCACCGTGACGTACTCGCCCGGAAAGAACGGCCCGCCAGTGAGAGTGTCGTAGAAGAACTTGGTGCCCCAGAACGCAACGTCGTCTTCAACCACGCCCGCGCCCGCTTCACCGGAGTACCCAACTTCCACGTTAATGCCTTCCAGCCGTTCACCCGCAACACCATGAATAACCGGAGACGTATACGTCTCAAAATTCAGGGCATTGGAGGCGACGCCTGTCCATACCGCAGTCTGATACTTCGCATAGTTGCCGTCGTCAGCCGACGTAGCGTCACCCTCCGCATGGAGGTAGTTGGCGGACGTCGCGTCGTCATTCTTTAGAACGATGAAGTATTCCTGATCCGCCGTAAGCGTCAACCCCGACCTCTGGTCTGTCCCATCCGACGGATCGCGCCACGGAAAGTTAATGAGAATATCCTCGTAACTGGAAGTGAACTGCGATACAAGAATGTCTTCCGACCGTGCAAGAACCGCCCCTGTCGGAGCCGCCGTAGCCACGTCATCCGAATCGTACAGTTCGGCGTACAGCGTACCAACCGGCGTGCCCCCGCCGATCTTCACCCTTACCTTGACGCCGGTCAGCATCTCGGACGTTGACGGGGCGGAAAATTCCGTGCCGATACCGGACGCGTTCGTATCCGCATCGTCGATGATATAGTCGTCGCCCGTCTCTGCATTAGAGTCAGACGGGGTCAGAGACGACCGCTGTGAAATCCATTTCGTGAACTCATACACGTCATTGACGGCATTTCCACCCTTGGCCCATTGCGAGTAGTACTCCTGACCCGCCGCGCCGGTTCCGTCGATGTCGATTTCCTGGAACCCCTCGGTATTGGTGATGTCGGAGATCGCCGCAAGCGTGGCGTCTGCCGTATCGTTAAAGATGTCCGCACCGTTGCCAATAGCCGCAACGGAGTTGCCCGTGCCCAATGTGACGGGAAACCGCCGATACTGGTCGCCGAGCTCACGCGCAAGAACGGTGATTCTCTTCCCGTCTATGTCCGACCCGCCTTCCCTCGATTTAACGAGGTGACGGCTGAACACCAACGACGGGGCCGTCTCAGGATTGATGCCCGTTCCCCAGAAGGGAGTAAGCACGTTCCCGCCCTGAAGGATTATGTACTCGGTTCCCGTCTCGACAGGGCCGATCACCCGGAGGCCGGAATACAGGTCATCCCCGTCGTTCTGCGCCACCGACCCATCGTATAGATGCATGGCGAACGTGTCGTCGATGTTGAACGGAGAGTTCAACGTCAGAATCTGGTCGGTCGACCGGTTGAACGGCGTGTCAACGGTGATGTCGAGAATATCGTCACCCGCCGCCTGTTCATCGTCCTGTTTGTCCATTAACCACTGGATGAACTCCAGTACCGTATGCCGGTTGGTTGTCGCCGCACCCGTCCACCGGATATTGCCAGAAGTGCTGATACTTACATCAGCGTCCGCGATAGCTGCCATTATACACTCTCCGTTTATCCTATTCTGTTTTTCAGCTCATCACCGATAGCCCTGGCAACCGGTATGTTCCGTAACATGGAAAAAAGCTCGTCCGTTGTTTTTCCCACAATCGAGGCATTCGCCTCTAATACGTTGACAGCGCCATCAAGATCACGCTGAATCTGCTTGATCCAGTTCAACGGGTCGGCCTGAGCCGACAACGCCTGTTCAAGATAGTCGTCGTAAAAACTGCTGGAACCCGACCTTTTGGCCAGCCCAAGAAGTTGTTTTACGTCCTCACGCCTCATGTCATCTCAAGCGTAAAAGTAAATTCTATCTTGTCGCCTGTCCCGAGCGCGACACCGGTAAAGTCCGAATGCAGCACCAGAGTGCCGTTTTGTGCGGCGTCGAAAAGACCGGCGTTCGTGATGGTCTGCGTGCTTGCGCTTGTCATAGTGCCCTTGAACTGGTTCTTATCCACCATTGGCTGATTATTGGATGTGACAACCCGCGCCTCGGCGGCCTCGGTAAAAAGAGTGGTGTCACCCTTCGCGGCGGTTCCAGCCCCTGTCCCCCACCCGATATACCAGTTGGCCGGAGCGGCTAGAGTCCCGTCGATCATGTCAACAACCCGAGCCTCGCCAACAGACGTAAAAATATCAGCCATTTTCAAGCTCTCCTGTTGAGATTCTGACAACACGCATCTTCATCTTTGGTATTGGCGCTGCCACGGCGTTGTGGCCGTCGTTGCGGCTCAACTCCTTTTTGTTAACATAGACCCTCCCCTTTACATCCATTGGGGCGATCCTAACCTCACACCTTCTTCTGGCCCTGTACCAATCGATAAGCCTGGCGAACATTACTGTTTAAGCCTCATGGATATGAGTATGCTATAGGTGGATGTCGTGGTCGCTCCAATCGTGGTAAGCAGTATGTCTCCAGTCCCACCGGAAGAACCCGGGTCTACCAACCCCCCGTAAGGTCTGTAATCCTTGTACCCTGTCCCGGATAGCATGGCTATCTCATCATCCGTGGTATGATCCCAATAAAGCCTCACCGAACTAAACCCCTGAACATCGTATTCTATTTCCTCGATAACAGTTCTCGTTGGAGAGGAACCATTTGGTCCGGTTAACCCGGATATGTCCACCTTGGTGACTCCCGTCTCGCCTGTGCTGTCAGACGCGTTGGTCAGCCTGATTACGTACTTCCTGGTACCGTTATGAAGAACAATACTATCAACAACATCCGGCACTGAGTTTCCTTTTAAAAATGGGGAGGTAGGCCCTCCCCATTAAGGATTATTACGTAGCCTGAATGCCAGACCCGCCACCAGCGGCCAGAGTCGGCATACCCGACCATATACCGGTTGCGGTAGCGAATGCAGTGCATCCCACTTCAACACAGCCTATGGCGACGATTCTGCCGACCGTCAGAGTGGCCGCAGCGTCGATAGCGACGTCCGGAGTTGAGGACGACGTGACATCGGCATAGAACAGGCAGTTCTTGAACAGAAGCATCCGCTCCACGTCATCGGCCGCCGGAGAATAAACGAACGTATTCGTCGCTCCACCATCTGCCTGTCTCCAGAAAATGCAGTCCTCGAACGTGGAGTCCCTGCACACCTTGCCGGTGATGGTCTCTCTCGTGAGAAGAACACACGGACGCTCACCCGTAGCGGTGATCGCATTGGCGTTCGACCCGAACGTGCAGTTCTTGAAGTAACAAGAGTCGCCGTTCATCAGTAACTCCGCAGCGGCGTCCTCTTCGAGATCGGTGCTCTTGTAGAACTCACAGTTGGTGTACTGCGTGTACTCCCCGCCCTCGGCAACAGCGTAAACGCTGGTGGAAAGGGTGTCCGCAGAATCGAACTTGATGTTGGTGAAGGTGTTGCCGACACCGGTGTTCTGCATAACAGCCACCGCCGTGCCGGTCGTCACCCCCATCGTGACCCTCGTGCGCTGGCCGTAATACCTGCTACCGCCACCAAGACCAACGAAATGCAGCCGGTTCTTGGTGAGGGATATCTGGTCGGTCTGCGCGTGCGCGGCGTTGGCCGACAACATGATTACGTCATGATTGTTGGTCGTCGCGGCGGTGATCGCCTTGCCGATCGTTTTGAAAGCGCGGTTCCTTTTCTTGCCGGAGTTGCCGTCACTCCCGTCGTTCGCGTCAACGAACCAGTAATTCCCGAATGTAGTGGGAATTCCGTTGCCCAATTGAGGGATACCGTAACTGGAAACCCCGTTTGGGAAGTTTGTCCCTGACATTGATTACCACTCCTTTAAAAGCAGTGGGGAGTGGCCATCCCCACCGGTAATTGTTTACATTAACCAATAGCTATAAGCCATTGATTATATTGGGCTCATCCGCCTGGCGAGCCGTGATAACAGCGAAAATCGTCCCATCCCGAAGAGTACCGCTCGGTCGATTTAAACCGACTATTCTCCGTATCGAAGTCCCCGTCAATTTGGAATTCCGCCGGTCTCTGCACGAACATCTTCGCGCCCGGTATGTCCGTCTTGACGAAGAACGCGTCCGTATCGGTGAAGTAATGGTTGACCTTCACTCCGCCTGGGATCATGTTCATCGACCGCAGAGCGTTGATCGCGTTTTCAGCGGAATCGTTCTGCAACGTCGATTTCAGGATGCGGTGCGCGTCGAACACAAGCTCTTTCGGAACATGCAGACTCACAGGCTTGGCGGCGATCTTCAGGCCGGCGTCGTTCACGTACCCCGCGATGTCTATGCACATCTGCTCAAGGGACAGTTCTGACAGGTCCGCCGACGTTGCGAGTTCGTTCGAGATGGTCCCGCCAGCGTCCAGCGGATGGTCGGTGGCAAAGAATTCCTTGCCGTCACCACCTTTATACGTGGAGTCGAACCCACGGTTAAAGTGGTTGGCGACCACGACTTCCTTGGTCTGCCGGAGAGAGAAAGCCAGCCCCTGCACCGCCTGTCCGCCTTTGCCGGAGATGATCTTGGCGATGTTGTACTGGTCGTCTTCCAGCATTTCACGGGTGACGATGCACCCAAGTCCGTAAACGATGTGGGTGTACCGTTTCACCCACGTCTGCTTCCATTCGTCGTAAGAGATGGACCCGCCCTGGGTCTTAATTGGAGCGAGGCCCATAGTCCTCATTCCCAACACTTCCTCCCACGCTTTATCGGAAGTCTTTACTTCTACGAGGTCCATGCACTCAAGAGGGTACTCTTTGTACATTTGACCGAATTGGTCGTTCAGTCCCGGCCACAGGAGTTTTGCAGCCGCGCCGGTTGTTACAGGCATTGCTCTATCCCCCTACGTTCCGGTGGTTGAAGCGAACTCGTGTTCATTGAAGTACACGAGCCAGTTTGCGCTTGCGCCGATAGCGTTGCCCGGCTTTTGAACAAGCTGGACAATCCGGCACTGCGCCGTTGAGGTTCCTACGCCGTCCGCGTCGATTTCCATACCGGACATGCCGGTGGTGGTGTCACCAGTCCCAACAACGATGTCGGTGTTGTTCCCTACCGCCGTGATGGCGATATTGGTGGCCGTGGCATTATCCTCCTGCACTTCAAAAAGCACAGTCGGATCGTCGCAAACGTAGGCGTACCGCAGGGTCGAAGCCTTGCGGTAGTTAAGTTCGAGGTTTGTCGGATCAGGCTCAAACGCAACAATGACACCACGAGCCGCCGTGTCAGTGGCAAGCTGGATTATATCAGGGATTCCGTCCGCGTCGGAAGAACCGTTAGACGATACAGCGTCCCCAATAAATGTATCCGTACCTGTCGCGGCTAGAAAAACACAGCGTGTTACTTTGCCGTTCCAGGGTGAGCCGTCCCGGTGCATAACGGGTCGAAACCCGCGTGGCGCATCGGTGTTAGCCATAGAAAAACTCCAGAATTCATGAGCCTCGCTCCATCTGGACTTTTCCGTACAGCCCGGAGGAGTCTGGACTCTTATCGTTTCGTTTCATGGACTCCTCCAATTCGTCTATTTTCGCCCACTTGTTCTTCTGGTCGAAATCATAGGTGGCCCTGTCTATCTCCATGAGAACGCCTGTGACGCCCCCACCAACTCCCTTGGTAACGATAGACCCCGGCTCCCTCGTATCTCCGACTTTCAGGGTTCCGCCATCCATGTCTCCACGGACAGGGCGATACCCGGCCTCCATTGCCCTCTCGACACGACCATCAACATCGTTGACAACCCTGTTTTTAAATCCCTCTCTTTCAGGGAATACCAATCTGTCGCCTCCGGACAGCGGCGTTCTTTTGAGCTTGTTCTTCTGCCTCTTCCTCATTTCACGCACACGCTGGTCGTATGCGTCTATCTCATAAAGTCTTTTGTCTAAAGATGTCGCTGGTAACGTTACTTTGGCAGTTTCAGATGGTTGCGAAGCCTTTGGCTCCAATTTCACCTCAGCGTTTTTTTGAGTTTCATCTTCGGGTTTGTCGATCTCACCTTTTGCCCATGAAGGCTTACGTGTCACACGGGCCTCTTTCACTTCACTCATAGTATCCTCTCATGTAATCCATATTACATTAAATCATACACACAATGCAAGTGGTGTATGATAAAGGTTACGGTATTGCCCCTATGGACTGCCACTGCTTGATTATGGTCTTGGGGTCTTTCCCCATATCGCTATACACCTTGAGCGCGTCCTTGTACTCTTGAGGAAGACTGGAGATATCTACGTCTCCTGACGCTCCATGCCTCGCCGCTCCTACCTTTGGCGGGGTTCGCTTCTGCTCATCGGGGAACTTCTCCGGGTACCGTTTCTTCGTTTCCTCCGCCACCTTATCGAGGAAATCCATACCGATCAGGTTGTCCTTGTTGTTCTTCATAAGAACGGCGGCATAACTCATGGCGTGGGCCTGAAGTTCCGGCTCTGTGGCAAACCACTTGTTTTTATCAGCCCATTCCTGCTGAATCCTCTCCTCCTCGGCGCTTATCTCGTCCTTCTGGTCCGGCGCTTTGGGAGTTTCATTAAGCTCATCCAGCCTCGTTTCGAGTTCAGCCGCCTTGTCTGAATCCTCGTCTTTAACGGCCTGGTCCCGTTCCGCCATGATCTCCCTGCGGGCGCGTTTACGCTCAGCTTCCTTGGCTATAGCGAACGCCTCTTTCATGCCGCCAACGTCAGCAGCCATCTTGGACAGCTTTTTCTCCTGCGTCCTGTTGCGGTAATCGAGGCTTTTGATTCTGTTCATGAACTCACCGCGCTCAACGAAATCCTCGGCGTCACGCCACTTTTTGTCAGGATAGGCGGCTTTAAACTCCTCTTCAGGCAACCACCCCTGCTCACGAGCCTCCGTCTCGACCTGTGGAATTTCGGGTTCTTTATCCGGTAGTTCCGGTGTCTCCGTCTTTTCTTCTTCGCTCATGTGACCACTCCTAAAATGTCAATGTCGAACATTAGCCAAAACTCGCCAACCTTGGACCCTGCGTATTGCTTGAAATAAACCCTGTCACCAGCTTTGGCTTGAGGCTGCCCGTCTCCGTAATCAGACCATGCGTTCGGACCCACATCCCAGACAATGCCCTCAGCTACCCGATTCTGCTCCCTCTCTTTTGCAAGAGCGGGCCTTATAATGCCACCCTTCGTAACTTCCTCAACAACGTCCGGTTTTACAAGAACGTATGTGTAAAGCGGTTTAATCTTCATCCCATTTCATCTCCAATAAATCGTCTATTCCCTGTATTACTCCGGCTATACGAACTGTTTCTACTTGTGTCCGCATAGGGTCATCGGAAACGGTCGCTCCACGCGCCATCTTCTCCTGATACCGACTACGGTATTCCCGAAGCGTCTCAAAAACCTTCTTGGTCATCGGGAGGGACATCCATTCCTGGAACGCCTCCTTGTTGTCCCATTCCTCCATCGGGTTCCTCCATCTCTGAATCCACACTTTGTTTAAGAGCCGCCAACTTATCCACAGCATCGCCGTACTGCGGTTCCGGCGTCTCCATCTCCGCCTCTGCCATGATTTTCATTGTACGCGCCCTGCTTTCCAGAACCTGCGCCTCGATCTCGAACCGCTTGATGGCGATTTCCTCTTTTCTAATCTCCAACTTGGCCTTCTCGTTCTCCTTGTCCGCAAGCTCCATAAGCATCTGAATATCCGGACCCTGCTCTTTCTTGAACAGCATTTCGGGGTTCGGTTCCTGAATAGACTCGAAGTACCGGCGCAGAATCTCTTTCGGTTCGACTTCGGGACGGTCAAGAAACCCGACAATGGCTTCCGCCCGTTTCATTTTCTGCATGTCGCTGACCATCGACGGGTCGGAATAAGGCTGAACGTCGGTGTCGTCTCCTTTGTAATCCGACTTTGATATGGTCATCTGCTCTTCCGGTTGATCCAGAACCCTGAAATACTCTTCATCTGGCAGGTACATCTTGTTTAACTGGTATATTTTCCTCAGTTCCTCATGCAACGCACGATGGACTCTTTTTGCAATAGCGGATAGAACTTTTCCGCCCTGCTCGATCAAAGCCATAGTAGTCGTTGCGGGAACGTGAGTACCGGGACTCTCCCCCATCATCGGGTCGGTAATCGATCCAAGCTTCTCCCCACTCTCGATAATGAGACCAAGAAGCGAGAACAGGACGCTTGACGGGTCTTTAACGGGGAGAGGGACGATGCCTCTCCTCAAATCGTCGCCCGCTATGTCGACAGAATGCCACTGGCCCGGACGGAACTTGATCGGGCCGGACTTCATCCGCATTCCTCTTCCAAGAAACCCACCACCCATGTTATTTAGCGTACCCGCGTCCACTAACTGGTTGATGATCGTGCTGGCTACGTCGTTCAACGGACCAATCAACGCACCGAACCCGATGTCGTAAAACCCCCCGTCCGGAGAGGGGATGAACGGGTACTTCGTGAAGAACTGGCCGGGAACGATCCTTACCACCCCGCCTTTTTCGTCACGGAACACGGACATATCGTCGTACCGCCGTACAATACTCATCACTTTACGCGTGGCTTCATGCACGGTGATGATGTACGGCTCCTGATACCCGTCCTTATCGAGGTCCATCCACCGGTGCTGCTCCAGAAACTTGTGCGGCATGTCCTCGTCGTATGAAGTCCCTTGCCTTGCTATCTCGGTATTCTCTTCCGTCTCGACCGGCTTCCCAACATCCACGGTCAGCCAGTCGCCGCTCCGTTGTTTCTCGACAAGCTCGTTTGGTTTGACCCAGAGATGATGAGTCACTCTTCCTGTCAGTTCGGCTTCCCTCATGCTTTTCGTGTAGTAATCGACAACCAAATCTTTCGGCAACACCAGTTCCGACACGGCTTTCCTTTGTTGGTACGTCTTCATGAAACAGGAGCCGGTTATGGGAAGGACGTGGAGAAGCAAGTCCTTGTCGTCCTGCCACCCCTCCATGTCCTCAAGAACCTGGTAGTTCATGTGCATGGCGATCTTGTCCGCCTTCTTTCGTTTCGTACCGTCATCGAGCCCGTAGACGGCTCCCTTCACAACGTTGCGGTCGTTCACGATCATAGGGAATGTTCTTGCGGCGAACTGAATGGACGCTGTGGTAAGGAGGGGATATTTCACGTTTGCACTTCCCGGCCACGGATCACTTTTCTCTTCCTTCACCTGTAACGCGAGTTTGGTCGAGTCCTCGGAGTTGTCTTCCCACCGTTTACGTGAATCCCTGTCGGCGTCATAATCATCAACCACACGCCTGCCGATCTTGTCCAACTCATCGAGATCTTCAGCGATGTTGTCGAGTTCGAGTAATTTGTCTATTTTCATATCAGTACCCAGTTGTGGCGCATCGGCCTGATCCGCCGCCCATTAGCGACATGCTTGCAAGATATTCCAATTCCTCCTCCTGTATCTCGTATAAATCCTCTGCAAAGGTGAGGGAGAGAGCGTCCGCCCTGTCCGGCGACTTGCCGTTCAGGTCTTTTTTCGTGTCTTTCTTGGTCTTTAACTGCAACTGCCGGTCGTTCGTAGCGGCCATATACTCAATAGCGGTAAGCTGCACCTGAAGCTCATTATCGTTCGGGATGTCGGCTCCCGCTTTCAGGTAATCCCTTAACCGCACATAAGCTTCCGCACGCCTGTTATAGAACTGCTTTTTGTCATCGGCGTTCCCGCCCATATTCACGTCTATCAATCCCGACCCATACCCGAACAGACGTAACGAATCGACAGGGGAGCTACCAACAGCAACCCCATCCACGCACCACCATTGCGCGTTGTAATACTTGATCTGGTCAATCACCATTCTTGCCAGAGCGGGTCCGTCAAGTCCTCTGTACCCGATCATAGGATGGACTTTCCTGCCCTGACGGATGCAGATAACGCTCTCATCGTCGCCGAACCGGGCCGGATCGACCCCGATAATCACCGGCATGTGAGCGTAAAGGTCAAACGGAGCGTCGAATTCACGGCAAGTGGTTATTACGTCTGAAGGAATCAGCTGACTGGACCCTGCTCTGGGGAGTTCTCCTTTCACATGGATTCGTACATAATCCGAATCTTCGCCATAATCCTCGATCCACTCCTGTATTTCTTTCTGGTTGGCTTTCTTCGCCGTTCTTGAATCGACCTTGTGCGTTTTCCACCGGTGCTTGAACCGACCCTCCATATTCTCCGCGAACCGGCCCGTGTTTCTTGTCGGGTTTCCAAAGGCCAGCCAGATGGTCCCCTTGGTCGTACAAGCCCCCTCAGCGTACTCCCAGATGATGGAGGGAATACCGCTGGCCTCATCCATGATGAGCAGTACAGCAGCGTCATGCGTCCCCGCGAAGGCTTCCGGCTTGTCCTCGTTCCACGCAATTGCAGAGACAAACCAGTCTTCCGGGTTATCAACCTCGTAGAACTTCGTGGCGGTATGCTTATGACGATGTTTGTTGATCGACATTTTCCACCACTTGGCTACTTCCCTCCACGTCTTGGAATCGAGTTGCGGTTTTGTGTTGGCGGTGGCAACGCCCTGTCCGCGCACCCTCGTGTCCGCGAACCAGTTGATAATCCACGCCATCAGGCATGACTTCCCGACCCCATTCCCGCTGGAGACCTGAATCTTGACAGTCTCGCCGCGGCTGACAATATCGCCGATCTCTAAAAGAACCTCTGTTTGCCACACATCGGGGCCGTCTTCCCCTTCAAGATCAGTGCCTTTCTCGTCCCACGGGTACGAGAACATAACGTGACCATAAGGGTCGTTGTAAAACCCTTCGATCCGTTCTCTCAGTTCCTGTTCTTCGTTCACCAAAGCGACCCTTTCAACCGGAATTCACGGAACGTCATGGGTCTCGAACTTAAATCCATCCCCCTCGCATACATCCACTCAATCACAGAATCCCATGTGACGGCGCAGTCATCACTGTCGATCCTGCGTCCGGGCACATTAAGAACGCACGGCCCATAGCATTCAGGCGGCAACCACGGTTTGCAGCGGATGAAAGTCGCCATCAGTCTCCAATACCATTGTTCACATAACAGTATTTGCAGTAAAACTCACGAATCTCCCTGAAGTCCGGCCACTCATCTGTAATTATTGGCATTCGAGTGACAGTCATTTCGTAGGCCATCCTGTAATTCAAGGGCAACCCACACACTTTGCACCGCTTGTCATCATCGAACCCGATCGTAAAGAATATCTCCGCGTCACGAGAAGAAAATTGATGTGCAGCGTTTCGCATTAACCATCCCGTCGATGTCAGTCATTTTAAATAACCCGCCTCCGGCCTCGTCAGGCAGGGGAGACGGGTAAAAAATAGAGACGAAACCGCCGTCACGATCTCGCCCACAGGCGTCCCTGTGCAAATGCAGCCGAGTGGGGAAACCCCAACGAACCGCTTCACAGCAGCCCTCTCAACCGTCTTGCAAGCCCGACTTAGCGGGAACTCGTTACTCACTTTGTCTCCGGTGTTCCACGTGGAACGTTAACCTTATTGCCAGCCTTTTCCCGAAGCTCGGCAGTCACCTTGGCACGCTCAACAGCTTGTGGGTTTATCTTTCTTATGAACGGCCTCAGATTTCCTATCAAACATATCCTCAACAGTTCCCCTGCATTTATTACAGAGACAATAAGTGTTCTTATCTATCGTTATCGAAAAATCCATTGGGCGTTGGTGGCACCATCCGCATGTCCGCTCCCTTAAGAAAAACCCAGCATTACCCACAGTCAGGCCTCGATCTCATCATCCTCAACCTCAACCTCAATCCAGCCCTTGCCTTTGCAGGCCGGGCAGAAATCCTCAATCATACGCCCTCCGAGTAAATAACACCCTCTTCGCCACTGACGAACCAAGCGCCCTTTGGGAAGGCATGGACGACAATAACTTCCATATAAGAAATTATTCGGCAATCAGGAAACATCTCGGCCAACCCTTTCCTGCTGCGTTCCGCATCAAAACAAATCTCTTTTCCACAGACAATAAACCACGGGAACGCCTTAAATTCATCCTTATACTGAAAAATAGCGGATTCAAGGGCCGATTCGCACATATCAGCGTCAGTGGTTATATGCCGGAATTCTTTAACCATCATCATCGCTCCCATTATTGGTTTTAATGGCGTCTTCTACATCTAGCTTTATATGCCCAGAACCCTATCCATTATACTCCATTCAAAAAAAAAATAAAAAATAAACGGGCATTTGGACGTGTGTATATATTTCATCTAAACCCTCATTCAGTTCCTTCGTGGGTTCCCCCCGGTGGGCCTGAATCAGGTACCATATTCTGATTTTCGTCCATATCCGTACCGCTGTACACTGAAT